AGTCGCTGAAGAAAACACTAATTCTTGGAGTGATTTACAAACCATAGAATTTGAGCGCAAAGAAAAAACCTTTATTGATGCTGGAAATACTATCAATGGATTTTATTATGGTACACCTACAGGGCTAAACGAAACAAAAACATACGCCCATAAAACGTCAGATTTCAATAAAGATTTTTATTATAGAATTAGGGGAGAACACTATGATCAATTTGATACTTCTAGCCCTGCATTGGTATCGCAAACAGATTGGGTATACGGGTACCCTGTCGCAGATATACAGCAAGATATTACTAATATAGATATCTTGACTGGCTTAGTTTCTGGTTCAAGCACTCTGCCTGTAGGGGGAGATCCTAGCTCTATAATTAAATCTCCAGTTGGTTCTAGGTCTGCTTTAGGGATATATTTTGAAAATAACGAGTCAAACATAAATCTTTATAATAAATTCGAACAAGAGTTAGATTCTAGAGGTCTTGATCGTAGCTATTTTACTCCGTCTAATAACAATTATAATTTTACAGGTGTACATTTTATATTACCCGAGGGTTATGTCGTGGGATCTAATAATATAACAAATGCAGGTATAGAAACAGGAGACAGAATAGAAGATGCGGGCCAAAGCGAAATAAAAACTCACCTTTATTTAAATTCTAATTCTATAGTTGCTGGAAGAGGGGGTAACGGAGGAGATTCTGGAGAAATAATTATAGAAGATTTTAAGTTGCACAAAGATATAACTAGCAATGAAGGGATGGAGGTACCACAAATAAGATTTAAAATAGAGCATGAGGGTACAAAGGGAACAAATGGTACTGCGGCAATCAAAATAACCAATAATAATTCTTCTTTATTTAAAATTATTGCGCATCAAGACGCTAAAATATATGGTGGAGGCGGAGGGGGCGGAGGCGGAGACTCTACATTTTGGTTTGATGCTATAAAAAATATGCAGTATTATTATGTTGGTATGCAGGGCGCTAACCACAGCATGTACTTAATTGATGATAATTTTGATGGCATCATTTATTCTGCGAATCTAGAGTATCGGTTTGATCAAGCTTATGAGCCTAATGAGGCGATCTACTATTCGGCTAATAGTGTGAAAGGTAAAACTTTTGGGGGCGCAGGTGGAGGAGGACAAGGCTTTTTTTCATTGGGGGGGAAATTACTAGGATTAACTGACAAACCTAACCCATCAGCAAGGGGAAATATAGCAGGTTATGGCTTAGGAAATTCTTTATCATTCAATAAAAGAATGGGTGAGGGTGGTAATGGGGGAGCATTTGGTGAAGATGGCGAAAGGGCTCCAACTATAGAATTAGAGCATAGTTATATTAGAAGTCTAAATTTGCAAGGTCGAAACAATGATACAAAAGGTTTTGAAGGGGGCAAAGCTGGTTATGCTATAGATGCATCTGATAACCCTAATTATACTGTTTCTAATTTTAGATCTAATTTATTTTTCATTAAAAAAGGTAAAAATATAGACAAAATAAAAGGATTCGTTGCTTACTGGGATGCTCAGGACCTTACAGCAGGAAATCTTGGCACTTGGAATTCTAATTTATATAACTTAGATATAACTCAACCAACGATAACACCGGGATCTACTCCACCAGTAGTTAAAAATTCTTCTATGGATAAATTCAATGGTAATAAATATGTACTATGGACAGGAAGCTCTATGTCGGCTCAATTCAACAATATAATTGACAATAGTAACAGCCTTCTTTTAGGCAATGATATTGTAGGTTTTGATATTTTTTACAATATGTTGCCTGCTAATCCTGCTACTAGTAACAGTAACCAATTCAACAGGAATGGACATAAAAAAGAAAGCTACATTTTTCATACATGGAGCGATATAGGTGATCAAAAGCAGTTTCGATCTTTTTTTTACGATTCTAGGGGTTTTATTGTTGAAAATTTAGGTATTGATGAAGAGGTTGTATCTTTCACAGATACTAATTATCAAAATAATGCTTTACAGGAACCTAGTACATCTTTTGTTTATAACGTGTCGGCCAGTTTAATAAATAAGGGTGTCATATCATACAAAACTTATTACAATAAACTGCTTTTACATGACTCAATTTTTAGAAATAAAAATATATCTTTTATAGATAACCCTGTTTTAGGCGCTTACAACTCATCTACTCAAAAGATGGCTTTTGCTATCTCAGATATAATTATTTTTAATAGAAGGTTAAACATAAATGAAAGAGAAAGCGTATCGTCTTTTCTTTCTGAAAAAAATAGAGTAGTAAAAACAATAGTGAATAGTAGCATAACAGCGAGCACAATTGGTCAGAAAAATAATCTATTAGATTTAAATGGTTTTGCTGGATATGTATCTTTAAACTCTTAAATATATGCCAAGTCAAGAACATAACTCATCATTACTGGACCTTGTTCCAGATACTATAATAGAACTTTTTGAAATAGATCTAGGGGAGCAAGACGGTATTTATCGTTTTCACCCCGGTATAATATCCACAGATCAGTTAATTTTTGGTTCTAAGCCTTATTTTGCGCTACCTGTAGACGCTTCTGGGTTTGAAAAAAGAGCTGATGGTCAAATGGCAAGACCAACTTTAACTTTTGCTAACCCTGAAGGATTAATATCAGACATTTTAAAGGGAAGGAAAGATTTAGTTGGTAAACATTTTATTAGAAAAAGAGTTTTTCTGAAATTTTTGGATGCAGAAAATTTTCCTAATAATTTTAACCCTTATGCTGTTCCTGACTCGAACTCAAGGTTTGAAGATGATTTATACATTGTTAACAAAAAGAGCACAGAAAATAAATTTTTTGTTGAATTTGAATTAGTGTCTCCTTTAGAGTTTGAAGATGCAAAGTTACCAACTAGAATAATGATTGCAAATTATTGCCCTTGGAAATATAGAGGTGCTGGATGTAGATATGGGCAACGTTCTAACTTTACAAATCCAGAACAATTAATTGCAGATAAAATTATGAATTCTGCAAGCACAACGACAGAAAGCACTACTACAGCTAAACCTTCGAATGTTTTCATTGTAGAAGGCTCTCAACCAATCGGTAATTTAGGGTTACCTTTAGCTGATGAAAATAATAAATTATTTTTTGAGCAAGAAGGCTATAATATTAAAAGGATTAATTGGGCCGGAGATTATAACAATAATCAAATTACGGTTACTACTCCTACTGGTGCAGGAAGTTCGGTACATATAGTTTTGAGTGTTTCTGCTCTTTCGGCGGGGATAGAGGCGAATAGAACAATTATTTTCACAGATTCTACTGACGGAACTACAAAAGTGCCTTTTAGGGTAATTTATGCAGCTGAAAAAGGCGCTACATCTATCACTGGTTATTTTGTTAGGGAAGGTTCTGCTGGTGTTGGAGCCAACTCTTCTGGAGTCACAAAATATGTTATAGGTGATATAGTAAGAATCAAAAGTAGATTTAAAAATTTATCTAAATTAGAGGTAGTTGACCCGGAAGAAGATTTAATTGATGAGCCTGACTCATTTTTTGTATGCATTAAAAATGCGGCCCCAACCTTAGACCCGAGATTTGAAAGGCAATATTGGGTTCAAGATCAATGTAGAAAAGATCTAAGTGGTTGCCAAGTAAGATATAAAAATTATGGAAAATACAAAAATGGTTTACCCTTTGGAGGCTTCCCTTCTATTGAATCGTTCAGATTTAGGTAAAATAAAAGATATATCTAAAAAAAAACCAATAGAATCTTGTGGGGTGTGTTGTTCTGATGGGGTTTTTGAGCTTAAAAATATAGCTAAAAATCCTTGCTGTTTTTTTATCGTTGATCCTGATGAATATTTATATTTAATAAAAAATAAAAATATACTTTATTTTTGGCATTCCCACGTTTTTGGAAATGAAAGGCCTAGCGAATATGATATTTTAACATCGCAGGAAGCGCAGATTAATTCTTTAATTTATTCTTGTATCACTGATAGTTTTTCTTTTTTCTCTTATAAAAGTGTTAAACTGGTTTATTTTTCTGTTTAAAAGTGTATAATATTACACGATGACAGAAGTTTTGATACAAGGTAGGTTAGGAGATGTAGTAGGCAGAACGCATACTTTACACTGCTCTACTTTGAAAGAGGTTTTTACTGCGATAGAGTGTAACACAGGTAAACTTCGGAAATATTTACTAAGAAATAAAAAAAGAAAATTTGCTGTTTTTATAAACGATAAAAGCGTAAATTCAGATTTTGCTGATAATTATAACGTAAAATATTCTAAAGTAACAATCCTTCCTATTTTGATGGGGGCGGTTGGTATGACAATAGCGCTAGCTGCAACAGGCGCAACTATGGCAACTGCTACTGCTTCAACTTTTATAGTTGCAGGGATTATAAATGCAGCTATATCTTTCGGCATAAGTATGCTAATATCTAAGTTACTTGCGCCTGATGACCCTAAAACTGTAAGCACGACATCTTTTATTTTTGGTTCTCCTGAAAATGTGTCATCTCAAGGAGAGCCAGTTCCGGTTGGTTATGGTAGATTGATTGTGGCTGGGAAAGTTATTTCAGTTTCATCATTTAATGTCGATAAAAATATATTTGAAGATGAAAGTTTTTACAACACTTTGTCTCAAAGCAATATTGATTTATCTATTGAAAATACCAGATTAGAAGACCAAGGTTCTTCAGCTTCAACGCCTTTATGATATGTCCACAGATTTTTTATCATCTAATTCAAGCAGTTTTTATTCTTTTTATTTGGATAAAATAGATCAAAGTAAACATGGAAATATTTATTCAGATTTATTTACTACCCAATCTGATAAAGAACTTACTTATAGGAGTATATGGCAAAATTTAAATTATCGTAATATTTGCCCTAACACTTCGCAAGACGCTTCTTATAATCAAGAGTTAGAGTCGGTTTCCGTGTATCAGACAATCGACCTATTAAGTGAAGGGCCTGTTTACGGATTATGTGATAAAAAAGGAGATGTTACGGAGTTAACAAATAACACAAATCAAAATGAAAATGTTTTAAAGGGTGTGTATCTAAATGATTTTCCGGTTAAAAATTCTGTAGCTGACACTTTTAATTTTAACAGAACATTCGTAGATGTTAGATTAGGTACTGCGGATCAAAATATACTAACTAAATTTGAAAATAATATTTTAAATTTTTTTAGCAGGCAGACTTTTGAGGTGAATTTAGATTTAACCCCTTTAAATAAAAACAATTTTAGCGTTTTCCCTAGCGCTTTCAGTCTAACAACAGCAAAAGGTTCGCAGATAACTATATCTAAGCCCCCAAGAAGTGGTGTGACATGGGCTTTTGCTGGAAATTATGCTGAACCTTTAGATCGTTCTAGCGATGGCTTGTCAGCCTTAAGGTCAGCGGAAAAAAATCAATCAGTTAAATTCTCACATTCAGTAACAAATGATAATACTGTTGCTGTTAATATAGATATGTCTGTTATATTATCTGCTAATAGCACTAGCGGTAGTGTATACGGCAACTCTGTAAACTTTGTAATCAAGGTTGGTTATGAGGGGGACGACCTGTTGTTAACTGAAGGGGGATCAATTGTTTATCTTTATTGTTCGATACACGGAATAGCTACATCTAATTATGTACGTTCTTACTTATTGCCTTTGCCTCCATCAATACAGGGCGTAGATAGACAGGTTCAAATATATAGGATAGATAGAAAAAATGAGCGATCTGAAACTAGTAGCGTTTACACTTCATCTTTATCAGTAAAAAGCATTTCAGAAATAATAATAGAAGATATAAATTATACCAACTCTTGTATAGTTGGCTCTATTTTTGATGCTAGGGCATTTTCTCAGATTCCTAAAAGAACATTTGATTTTAAATTGTTAAAAGTTAGGATTCCTTCAAATTATGACCCAGAAACACGTTTTTATAATGGTAATTGGGACGGTTCATTCAAAAAAGAGTTATATTGGACAGATAATCCGGCTTGGGTATTATATGATTTACTTACTAATAAAAGGTACGGTTTAGGTAAGTATGATTTTCAAAGGTCTTTTGTTGATAAATGGAACTTATATGAAATATCAAAATATTGTGATGATCTTGTTACTACTGGAGAGACAGCTTTGGTTCCCCCTATGTTATTCTCTGTAAATGCTGGGGGGACAAAAGTCACGATAGATGATAGTTCTGACAAATTAGGAGAAGAAATTTTATTAAATCGTTACCCTGAGGGGTCAACTATTTGCTTATATGATTTAAAAAAATCGTCTGATGGAACTGGGGATTCAATTAACAAAGGTTACAAAAGAATAGTTTATAGACCTTTTTATGATCAAGGTACCAACAAATTTTCTTTTACGATTTTGCAAGAACCTCCAATAACAGAGATATTTAAAACTTATCCGAATTTAAAAAATCAATACTATACTAATACAGAAAATTATTCAAAAAAAGATTGGATAATTTCTAAATGGCTTTATTCGCAAAATTCTCAAAGTCCTTACATTAGTAATTATACTTCGGGTTTGCCTTTGGATTCAAGCGTTAGGAGTGGCTTAGTTGTTGGGGAAAGTTTTTCTAAGAACGAAATATTAGAGCCTAGATTTAATTGTAATCTATATTTTGATAAATTCCAGCAAGCGATAGACGCTTTAAATCAAGTGGCATCTTTATTTAGGGGGTTGATATATTGGGCTAATAATTACGTATTTGTTTCAAACGATAAAGAGAGGGATGCAGTTTTACTTTTTAACAATGCTAATGTAAAAGATGGCCTTTTTAATTATTCTGGAAGCTCTAAAACCGCAAGAAGCACTGCTGCTCTAGTTAGATATAACGATAAAAGAGACAATTTTAAAGCTAAAGCTATATATATAGAAGATATAAAAGGTATGCGCGAGTATGGTTATTTATTAAAAGAAATCACTGCTATTGGAGTTACGTCTAAAACTCAAGCTCAACGTATAGGTAAGTGGGCTCTTTATACAGAGCAGACAGAGCAAGATATAGTAACGTTTAATACGGGAGCAGAAGGAAGCATCCTGTTGCCGGGTGATATTATTAAAATTCAAGATAAATTAAAAACAATATCTAGATATGGTGGCAGAATATCTTCTATAAATTACGCTACAAAAAAAATAACTTTAGATAAAGGCATAAGTGATGATTTGGTCGGCCAAAAAATCACAGTAATGGTGCCTAAAAAAATAAAAAGTTATAGAGATTTAAATCTGCAGGCAAAAATAAAACTAAAAGACCCTGATGACACACCTATAACACAGCTAGATATTAATGAAACGAGACAGACGCAAATAAAAGAATTTACAATAAGTTCCATATCTCAATCTAATATCATCTCCATAACAGAGGCATCAGATCAAGATTTTAATTTGATACCTTTAGGGTCTTTATGGTCAGTTCAAAACACAAGCCCTGAATACAATATTAAAGAAATAAAATATAGAATTTTGAGCGTCAACGAGCAGAATCAAAATGACTACTCTATCACAGCGATGATGTATAATAGTACAAAATTTGATGCGATTGATTTTCAAAATGAACTAGAAAGCAATCAAGACTCTAAACCTCAAAAGGTTATAATTTCTAACTTTCCAGAGCCTATATCTTCAGATAACCCGGATATTAATAATTTGAGTGTGGCAAATAGCAGTTATTATGATGGTTATTTTACTATAAAAACATCAAATAACGATAAGCAATTAAGTGTAGATTTTAGTGGACAATCTTCTGGATTTAACAATCTAAATACTGGGGGATATATAGTAGAAGTATATAAAGATGGTGAAAAAATCAGATTTGCTTTAGACGGTTACGATAATACTTCTTTCGTTGTGTTTTTGGGGAACGGAGATCTATTTAAATACTTATCTTATGATATATATAGATATGATACAGATTATAAACTAGAAAGTTTAAATTTATAATATGCCTAAATCAAAATATATAACTCAAACACCTCAGGATTTTGGTGAAGCACTAAAAGTATCTGGGTTTTCAATAAAAAATGAAATAACTGATTATCCTAATCAAGAGCCGTTTGCTTTTGATGGGTCTCTTGCTGTGTTCTCTGGGGGGAGCGGTATACCTTTAGGCGTTAATGTCGCTAGCGGTGAATTTTTTCAGTCTAGGCCTATTATAAACTGGAATTTAGTAAACCCTTACGATGGCTCCGTGTTTACTGAAGAAAATATCAATTTGTTACAGGTTTTTAATGGGTTTGATATTAGTTTGCATGATGAGACTGGAATGTTGATTCAAAATTTAGCCAGTGGATACAAGGATACTTCATTTGAAATTTCTACTTTAGATATTATAGAGTCTTTTAGGAATGTCGGTTCTGAAGATTATAGGAGGTTTAGGTTTCAGGTAGTTTCAAATGATTATTATGGTAGAAAATACACTGGTGTATATTTTTTAAATTCTCCGCCTCCGAATGTAACAGGTGGTCAAATAGATATTGATCAAAATGTTTTCATTGATCCTTTTGTAAGCAAATCGTCTGGCGTAAATAGTATATGCTATTATGCTAGTACTATCAGTGGTTTTGATATAGATGTGACTGGTTCTGGTCAAAACGTATACCAAGTAGAATACAATAAAGTTATATTAGGGCAAAACGAAGGGTTTCAAAGAGAAATATCTCCTCTCGATAGGCGTTCAGGTTTTTATTATGCTGCTGTAGCTAAGGATAATTTTGGCACAGGTTCAGCTTACTATTTTCCATCTTCAGTTGCCCCTTACACAATAGATCCTTTAAAGTATAATGTTATATCTTCTGGTTTTAGAGGTAAAATTGTAGCTGAAAGAGACAACTTTAACAAGCAAATAAAAACTAAATTTGTAGGTACAACTCAGAGAGAATTTGCTGCAGAAAAAACTAGATACGAAGTTTATGTTGAAGAAAGCGGTATTGCTAGAAAAAATTCAACTCTTTACATAGGCACTCCAAACATAAATGGTTTTAAGGCAATAGTTCAGGGCACAGGGGGTCAACAACTAAATATAACGTCTTTGACTTCTGGCAACCCTTTTTATGCTCAAGATTTTTATTATAGCGGATCAAATTCTGAGCCAGTTTTTTCTCCTTACGATACTACTGGAATACAATGGGCAGATCACACTTTAATTGTAGATGAAAGTAAACTAGTTGAAAATGGTTTTAGCCAAAACACTTCTTCTATACGTGATATTGCTATACCTTCAGGTTATACTTATAGTTCTGAAATATACATAGATTTAAATTTTAATGAAAACTTAAATCAATTTTTATTATACCCTACTGGAGGATTGCATCCTTCGGGATTTTATACTGGCACATACGCTGATAACCCAACGGGAGGAGTAGTAACTTATAGAAAAGATCCCACTTCAAATTATTCTGTAAGTGGATATGCTCCTAATATAGATAGTCAAACTGGAGTTTTAGTAGCTTCCAATTTGTCAGGTTTTATATTATCAGAATACGAGCCAAGATTTATATATGATATAGATGAAAGCTCGTCTTATTCTTTTAGAATAAGATTAAATATGGAAGAGGATGGAAAATCATTATTTTCTGATCCTCTGTATGTTAGTTCTGGAGCTATTGTTTCAGCTATAAGTGGGGCTGGTTATTCAACGGGATTATTTAATGGCGATACTAATAGTGGGTTAGCTTTTTATAATGCTGATTTAGATATTTTAAATATATCTGATAATTTATTTTCAAGTGGAAGTGGCTTTGGAATTAACGTAAGCACTCCTGAACATCATTTTCATGTTAGCGGGGATGCTCAAATAAGCGGATATCTATATGATTCGCAAAACACCACAGGTGAAGCAGGGTATGTTTTAGCCTCTGAAGAAGGAGGTCCTCAATGGAAACAGATTGAAGATGTATTGTCTGGAGTGGGAGGTTCTGGTGCCACTAATTATGTAGCTCGCTGGGCTGATGAAGATACGCTTACGACAGGAGTACTTTATGATAATAACACTAATGTTGGTATAGGTACAGCAAGTCCTGCCAAAAAATTACATGTAACGGGAGATACTTTATTAGAAAGTACTAATAGCGGCACTGCTAGCAGCTTATCATCATCTGCAACTACTTATGGATTAAAAGTTAGAGGCGCAGCTTCATCTGGAAGTCTTAATTTTAGCTCTAGTAACGCAAGATATACTTTACAGGCTTTGTCTACTGGGAATTCTGCAATAAGTTTAACTTTAAATCCATTTGGCGGAAATGTTGGTATAGGTACAGTAAGTCCTGATACTAGATTACAAATAGTCGGTTCTACTTCTGGAGATTCTGTACTGAAAGTTGATGGAACAAACGGAACATTGTTTGAAGTAGTTGATGATTTAAGCGACTCATTAATGTCTGTGAATGATGCGGCTGGGTTACCAGTGCTTGAGGTATTTGCTGATAATCATATAGTCGCAGGTAGATATAATCAAAACGACTTTTATCTAGATACAAATGGAAATTTAGGTTTGGGTACTTCATCGCCTATTACTAAATTAAATATAAAAGGTGATCAATCTGCGAATGGCCAATTATATATAGAACCCACCAACGACAGTGAGTATGCAGGACTCGTAATCAAAACCACAAGAGGAGCAGATCGAGCATACGCTATATTTGCAGGAGGTACTGGAACAGACGATCTTAACTTTAGATTCAGAGATGCCTCTGCAGGCGCAGATAGGGTGGTTATTGACTCATCTGGTAATGTTGGTATAGGTACAGTAATTCCTGCTGCTAAACTAGATGTAGTAGGGGATGCTTGTATCAACAGTGTGAGAGTTGGAAGAGGTAGATGTAATGTATCAAATAATACTGCAGTAGGATTAAATGCGTTAAATTATGCTACAGGCGCCTGTAATACAGGTCTGGGTTATCAAGCTTTAATTAACACTACTACAGGATGTAGAAACACAGCTGTAGGATTTAATTCTTTACTTTCTAATTCTACTGGGTATGTTAATACAGCTGTTGGAACTCAAAGCATGCTTTGTAATACAATTGGTTTTGCTAATGCAGCTCTTGGTAATTCTACTCTCTTCAGTAACATATCAGGTAGTTGTAATACCGCTATTGGTTTTCAATCATTATATTATAATGAAAGTGGATGTCTCAACGTTGCGGTAGGTTACAATTCTCTTCTTAGTAACACAACCGGTAGTTGTAATACAGCTGTTGGGGTGAGTTCCCTCAACAATAACACAACAGGTACCAATAATACAGCTCAGGGGTATCAATCTCTCTGCTATAACACAACAGGTGTAAATAATACAGCACAAGGGTCTAGATCTCTTTTCTCTAACACAACAGGTGGTCAGAATACAGCTCATGGGTATCGATCTCTCTACTCTAACACAACAGGATCCTATAATGTAGCTGTTGGGATGCATTCTCTCTATCTTAACACAACAGGTGGTCAGAATACAGCTGTTGGTTATAGTTCTCTAAACTTTAACACAACAGGCTCTCGGAATACAACTCAGGGGTATCAATCTCTGGAGAATAACACAACAGGTAGTTGTAATACAGCACAAGGGTTTTGGTCTCTCAACTCTAACACAACAGGTACCAATAATACAGCTAGTGGTTATGTTTCCCTTGCATGTAACACAACAGGTTGTAATAATACAGCTGTTGGTTTTTGCTCTCAATATACTGTAGTAACGGCTGATAATAACACTTCATTTGGTTCATCAACTTTAAAAAATAATACAGGTTGTAGTAATACAGCAGTAGGTGCTTTTTCTCTCTGTAATAACACAACAGGTGCCTGTAATATAGCAGTTGGATGGAAATCTCTACTAAATAATACATCAGCTTGTCATAATCTTGCTATTGGTACTTGCGCGTTATTCCATACAACAACCGGTATAAGAAACATTGGTATAGGACATGCTGCACTTAAATGGAACATAACAGGTAGTCATAATACAGGTGTAGGTTTCGGCGCACTAGTATTTAATACAGGTACTGGTAACACGGCACACGGAGCTTGTACTCTCTATTTAAACACAACAGGGGCAGATAATACAGCTGTAGGTTTACAATCTCTCTTTCAAAACACAACAGGTAGTTATAATACAGCACTGGGTTCATATTCTTTATTTACAAATACAACAGGATGTTATAATACATCTAGCGGATCGTTTTCTCTCCGCTATAACACAATAGGTTGTTGTAATACAGCTTTTGGATATTCGTCTCTCTTCTGTAACACAGAAGGTAGTCAGAATACAGCTCTTGGAATGTGTTCTCTCCGCTCTAACACAACAGGTCATCAGAATACAGCTACCGGGTTTTGTTCTCTCTACACTAACACAACAGGTGTATATAATACAGCACAAGGGTCTAGATCTCTTTTCTGTAACACAACAGGTGAAGGTAATACAGCTGTCGGAACTGAGTCTCTCCTCTCTAACACAACAGGATGTTATAATACAGCTGTTGGATATCGAGCTCTCCGCTATAACACAACAGGAAGAAATACTGCGATAGGTACAGATGCCTTATATTGCACCACAACAGGTATTGGTAATGTAGCTGTTGGGGATAATTCAATGGTTTGTAACACAACCGGTTCACACAATACTGCTTCAGGTAATTGTTCTCTCTTATGCAACACAACAGGTTGTTGTAATACAGCTCATGGTTATAATTCTCTCTTCTGTAACACAACAGGTAGTTATAATACTGCTATTGGTAGAGGAGCTGGTTGTAATATCACAACAGGTTCATGTAATATATTCATTGGAGCATTTACAGAAGGTGGTTCTGTTTCTGATACGAATGCAATTGCTATTGGTTATAATGTTAATACTTGCGGTTCAAATACAATTAACATAGGTAATACTTCCAATACTAAAACAATATTCGAATGTGGTTATGTTGGTATAGGTACTACTGATCCAACATCTTTATTACATATAGATACAGCAGCTAATAGTGCAGCTAACTTCAAATTAGGAGCTGATAGAACAGCAGCTAATGCTGCTATAGGCCAAATAATAGGAGTTTGGGATGGCACGACTGTTGCAAAAATAGCTCTTAAAACAGGTGATGACACCACTAATAAAGATGACGGTGAAATAGCTTTTGAAGTTGCTGCTGCAGGCTCTACTGCAGAAGCGATGCGTATTGATTCTAGTGGTAATGTTGGTATAGGTACTATAAGTCCTACAGGAGGTAAATTACAAGTAGCAGGTAAAGTTAGGATTGATGCAGGTTCGGGTAATGATGCTTTAAATTTAAATGCATATGATTTATTAAAGTGGGATAATGCTAATCATATTCATTTTGGCGGTTATAAATCTGGTCAATGGGCAGTGCTTAAATTTTACTCATCTGCGACTGAGAGATTGAATATTGGTAGTGATGTAAATGTTCAGGGGGCAACCGATTTAAATATCTGCGGTACTAGCAGAAGACTGAGTTTTACTAGTGGGACTGGTACTATTAGAACTACTACTAGCAATAATCTAATTTTACAAACGAATAGCACCAGTGCTATAACTATATACCCAACTCAGCAGATACAATTTAATGCTTATGGTTCAGGAACATTTACGGGTACAGCTACCCAGAGATTAGCGGTAGATTCCAGCGGAAATGTAATTGAAATTCCTATAGGTTCTGGCGCTGTTGATGGATCAGGCGCTGCTAATAAAGTAACATATTGGACAGACACCGACACAATTTCTTATAACAACAATTTTCATTGGGATAATACTAATGGTAATTTAGGCATAGGAACTTCGGTCCCCTCTTCGACTCTTCATGTTTCAGACTCAACTTCAGGCTCTTCAGTATTAAAAGTTGACGGGACAAGCGGAACTATTTTTGAGGTTACTGATGACCTAAGTAGCAGTTTAATGTCAGTAAACACAATCGCTGGTTTACCTGTATTTGAGGTATTTGCTGATAATCATATAGTCGCAGGCAGGTATAATCAGAATGATTTTTATCTAGACACCAATGGAAACTTAGGGTTAGGTACAAACGCTCCTTCCAAAAAATTAGAAGTCGTTAATAGTACAGCAGCCCAAATATTAGCGAAAGGTTGGGGTCCAGATTCTGCAGGAAATGACGGAGGAGCAATTCAGTTAGGGGAAGAATCTGCTTTCCATGGGTTATTCTCTTATGACAATGCTACATCGATTCTTTACATAGATAACGCATATAATAGCTCATCGGGAGATATACGTTTTAGAACAAAAACTAGCGGCACCGCAATAACTGCTGTAACTATTGAAGGCGATGGTAATGTTGGTATAGGTGCAGTAAATCCAGTAAACAATCTAACAGTAGCTGGTGATATTGGATATACTGGGTATTTAGGACAAGGCTCTATATATGGAAATACAGCAAACGCTTCGTATGCAAGAGTTCAGCTTTACGATCCAGCGACAGGATATACAACGTTTAATAACATTTCTTATGGCTATTATTTTCAAACAGCGAATTCAACAAAAGTAACTATTTTAAATAATGGTAATGTTGGTATAGGTACAACGGCACCAGCCCAACAGCTTGAAATTACAAAAAATTTCCGATTACCGAATTCAACTGCGACAACGGGGATAATCTACAAAGATACATCCCGATTTATTCATAATTTTTCTCATCCTAGTGGGTCAACAGCTATCCCTACAGGTAGAAATACGTTCGTGGGAGCAAATGCAGGAAATTTAACAATAGGATCAACAGCAACAAGCACAAATCACGGTAGCTTTAATAATGGAGTTGGTTTTCAGGCTTTAATCTCACTGACCACTGGGTATAGCAATGATGCATTTGGTCATAGAGCTGGGTTAAATTTAACATCCGGTTTCGACAATGCGTTATTTGGCTACCAGTCTGGTTACGATTTAACTACAGGAATCAGAAATACGTTTTTAGGTTCAAATGCCGGACAGAATATTGCTACAACAAGTTATAATATAGCTGTAGGTTATTCCGCCCTATTAAGTGATAATTCTGGAGTTGGTAATACTGTAATAGGTTCGCTTGCAGCAGATGCAACTATAGGATCTGATTATCTAGTTACCATAGGTTATCAGTCATTATCCAATATAACAAGCGGTAGTTATAATGTTGCTCTTGGGTATAGAGCCGGTTTGAATAACACTGTCGCAGGTAATTTGTTAAATGCAGAATATGGTGTATTTATAGGTCCAAACACAAATCCGACAGAAGGTAGCACGAATGAAATTGTTATTGGAAATGGTGCAGACGGAAATGGGTCAAATACAGCTACACTTGGAAATGATAGTATTACTAAAACCATTTTAAAAGGTAATGTTGGTATAGGTACTACAAGTCCCGATAGCAAGCTACATATAGATAGTACAGGGGAACCTTTACGATTCACACGAACCGGTCAAGAAACATATAGGCTAATTCACGGCGTATCGGGTTTATATTTTTCAAGACCTGACTCTGGCGGTCTGTCGTTCGGTGTCTCTCAAAATGACACTTTTGATATATTTGATACGTCGGGAACTGTAATGTTTAGAGCTGATAGCTCTTCTGGTAATGTTGGTATAGGTACAGCAAATCCTAGTGAAAAATTAGATGTTGTTGGTAATGTTAAACATGAAGGTTTAACAATGACTTCTGGCACTGATGTTGATCAGTTAAAAACATTCACTCAAACCTTAACAATAACAACTAGCTGGCAAGATACGGGTATAGACGGCAGCGATTTAACTACTGGAACTTATATAGTTCAGTTGCTTGGTGATGATGATGAAGTTGGTGGCACTTATAGTGTATATTATTCTGGTATGATGAGTTGGTATTCATCAGGAACAAATGACACAGATTTTACTAGTGAAATAGCCTTGCATAGAGCGGGACATGCGGATGTTGGGCGCACATTGTATTTAAGAACTGTAACTAATGCCAGTGGTGGAAATGATTTAGAATTACAAATAGCAGGAAATTATAATGCAACTGGCTCAGATAGCTATGTATTTAAATTCAGAAGAATGATTTAATATTATGGAAGGTAGATTTTTTAAAGATAACTTATCAATATTGGGTGATGTTGGTGTAGGCACAAATAATCCTAGAGGCCCGTTTGAAGTTTACGCTGCATCAGATGCTACATTAGTAATAGAAAGGTTTACTTCTAATGGTATACAACTAAGAGCTGATAATTCTGTTGATTCCGCTATAAGGTTAGGGTTTGAAGCTTACACATATGAGTTTAAAAATGGAAGCGGTACTTCAAGATTATATATTAATTCATCTGGTAATGTTGGTATAGGTACGGCAGTACCGGATGATAAACTTGATGTTGTTGGTCAATTCCGAATTAGTGCTAATAAAAGCGCAACAACAAACAAAACAAATAGAATTCGTGGAGAACATTATGATATAACCGAAGAACCTGTTACGTTTATGTTCATGAATTCTTTCTCAACCACCAATACATTGTATATCGGTGGAGGATCTAGTGTAGAAAACGCTGCAACACAACTTAATTTTTTTACCGCCGCAAATAATACAACAACAACTGGAACGCTCAGGATGTTGATTCAATCAGATGGTAATGTTGGTATAGGTACAGCAAGTCCTTCTCAAAAACTCCACGTTCAAGGAAATCTAAGAGTAACTGGAGCTTATTATGATTCCAATAACGAAGCTGGAACCAGTAATCAAGTTTTAACATCAACAGGATCTGCTACTGATTGGAAATCTATAAGTGATATAAGTGACACGGTTACAGGGTGCGGGACAACTAACTATGTCACAAAATGGTCTAACGGTGCTAATTCAGATTTAACTAATTCTTTAATTTATGATAATGGAACTAATGTTGGTATAGGTACTGCAAGTCCTGAATCTTTATTACATTTAGAATCTTCAACGTCAACAGATCCAGATTTAAGAATTGTTAATACAAATAACGACAACGAATCAGGCGAAATTAGATTTGTTAAAAAACCTGCTGATGGTACTTTAACAGTAGGAGATGAATTAGGTGAGTTAATGTTTTTAGGATCAGCGACAGATGGTACTGTTCGAATCGGTTCTCGTATAAGATCTTTAGTTGAAGCTCAAGGATCTGCTTATGTAAATGGTAATCTAACATTCAGCACAAAAACTAGTAATACTGAATATGAAAGAGTTCGTATAACTAACGGTGGTAATGTTGGTATAGGTAACACTGTTTCTCAAGTTTATACCAATGAAAACACTAGCACCGTAAAGTTAAGAGTCGGTAGTGACACCCTTTCAGCTAACCAAAGTTCTACCATACAAATAGGGGGTTGTGACTCAAGTGGAGGCGGTACATTAGGGGCTATAGAATTTTTTAATCATCGAGACGATTCTATTGTTGCTAAGATTCAAGTAAGAAGAGATTTAGAATCTAGTACTAAGCTAAGTGCTGGTCAGATAGATTTTTATACGGATGATGGTGATAACAATTTGAATGCGCGGATGTCTATTGACGCACTTGGCAATGTTGGTATAGGTACAACTATCCCTACCCAAAAGCTTTATGTAGCTGGAAACGCAGTTGTTAATGGAGACATACATTTAGAGACTGCAGGTGATTGTATAACCTTTTATGGTAACTGTAACGGTAATCATAGTATTACTTCTAGAGATGCTAATGGTGCTGTAGCAGATGATTTAAGAATTAATACGTACGGATCTTTATTTATAAATTTAGATTCAAATGTTAATAATACGGACTGTGCTGATTTCATGATAGGTAGACATGGCACATCTACTATATCTGATTGGCTGTTTACATTAAATGGAGAAACGGGTAATGTTGGTATAGGTACTACAAGTCCTGATGCATGTCTTCATTTACAAGGTAATGCCCATTTACAAGTTGGTAGTACAACAGGTGGACAATCTGCTGTTATGGGTAGTACAAGTACCACGGATGCTGGAGCTTTGAACTATCGTGCATATTGGTCATATGATTCATATTGGGATCATGACACATGTCTTTGGAATGCAAAACGAGCAACTCTTGGTCGTAAATGGAAAGCGGAAATGTCCTATCATGATGACCATTTTCAAATCAGTAGACAGGGAAATGTATGTACAACATGGGCAAATTCCGATTGGTCAAACTTTTTTACAATTGACGCATCAGGTTATGTTGGTATAGGTACAGTAAGTCCAACAGCGAGGCTTCAAGTACACGATGCTTTATCAGGATCTTCTCCAGCAACAATATGTTTAAAAAATACAGCTACAGGTTGCGCCACTGCATATGTTGGCACGCTTCTTAGATTTTCAAATAGCGAGAATACTACTTATGAGCCTAGCAGTAGAATACAATTTGATGGGTCTACTGGTGCCACGGTAACTTCTGATCATGGCGGAGGACAGTATTGGGCTGGTATAGAAGGAGGAAGAAGTGCACATAACGATGGAAGTACAGAGTTAAGGTTTTATACTACTGAAGCTGCAGTATCTGCGAATCCTGTTGAAAGATTAACTATAAATGCTAACGGTAATGTTGGTATAGGTACAAATGATCCTGTTTCGACATTAGAAATTGTCAATAATAATGAGTCAACGACACAAACTAATTTTACACAAACATTATCTTCGGCGGGATTAATAATAAATACACAATATACTGCTAATGCATATACACCGGGATTATTTTGGAAAACAAGCAACAGTCATGCAACCAAACCAAAAGCTGGAATTTATTTAAAAGAAACTAGTGCCGGAACTAACATGTATTTCGGTACATCCAATAATTATTCTACAGGAATAACAAACGATGCATTAGTGATTAATCCGTATGGTTATGTTGGTATAGGTACAGTATCTCCTACACAAAAACTCCACGTTCAAGGAAACTTAAGTTTAACTGGAGCTTTTTATGATTCTAATAATCAAGCTGGAAGCTCTGGGGAGATACTATCTTCAACTGGGTCTGGCACAGATTGGGTGAGTTTGTGTCAAATAAGCGGGGTGACAGCGAATGGATCA